TCGGCCCGAGGTGTTTACCGTATGCACAGGGGCAGCCGTCAGCGCGTGCAGGCAGACGGCGGATCGCCGTCTCTGCAAAATGGATACGGCACAAGTGCCGGATTTGCGGGACGCAGTGGTCTGCGTCCCCTACAGGGCAATCTGCCTGTCTATAGAACAGCATCGGCCCGAAAGCCCCCCCTTTGAGCGGAGCCTAAGATCCTTCGACTGCGCTCTTAGGGGGGCCCTGCAAAATGCTTGCATTTTGTGGGGTGGGGATCAGGATGACAGGTTAAGGGAAGCATGGAAGGTCTGACGGGAATGCAGGGAAGCCACCGAGCCATTGTAGGGGCCGATGACCACATCGGCCCGAGGTGTTTACCGTATGCACAGCGGCAACCGTCAGCGCGTGCAGGCGGACGGCGGATCGCCGTCCCTACAAAATGGATACGGCACAAGTGCCGAATTTGATTTTTATCAGGAGGTAATAAAACAATATGATCATTCTGAGTTTGCTGCTGGTGCCCATGGCCTTTATGGCCGGGTATCGGCTGGGCAGGCGAGGGCAGGCGGGTGAGCTCCGGGTATTGCATACCGAGCTGGAGCAACTGCGTGACCCCGAGCTGCTTCGCATCGCCGCCCTGCGCAGACAGATGGGGCAGGAGCAGCGTGCCTTTAATCTGCTGTGCAACTACGGCACCGAGCTGGCCTACGGGCAGGTCTCGGCAGCCGACATGATGGACAACAAGGAGGGACAGGCATGAGCGATAAAACCACCCTGGCCTGGCAGCGCTACGACGCCGGCCGTGCCTACAACCACAGCCTTACCCCCGACCAGTACAGTCTTGTCCACACCAATGTGGAGTTTTTCGCAGGCAATCAGTGGCTCCATCTGCCCCAGAACGCAGCCATGAGCCGCCTGCCCAAGCCCACCTTCAACATCATCAAGCGCATCGCCAGCCTGTTTGTGGCATCGCTGACCAGTTCGGGGGTCACCATCCAGTTTGATCCGCTGTCCTATTACGACGGCACCAACCTCAGCGACCCCGAGAGCAATGCGTCGGCCTTTGCCACGGCCGAGGTGCAGAACATCCTGCACAAGGTCAAGATGAATTACCGCGTCCGTGAAGCCCTCTTTGACGGCGCGCAGACCGGCGACTACTGCGCCCACTTCTACTGGAATCCCGATGCGCTGCCCTACGGCGGTGCCTTCGGCCCCTACCGTGGTGAGATCGAGATGGAGATGGTCGACGGCATCAATGTCCTGTTCGGCAACCCCAATCTGCGGGATGCCCAGAAGCAGCCCTATATCCTCATCGTGGGCCGTGATACCGTGCAGAACCTGCGTGCCGAATACCGCAGATACAACCCCGACGGCTATGGCGAATATCTGATCCAGCCCGACGGCGAGCATGGAGAACAGGCCGGTGCCGGCGGCCGTCGTGAGCTCAGCGGCGCCGATGAGGGGGCAGGGAAGTGTCTCTACATTTATATGTATGAGAAAAAGACCCGCGAGGTGGAGGTCATTGACCCCGAAAGCGGCCTGCCGCGCATGGAGACGGTCACTTCGGTCTGTGTCACCAAGGCCACCCGCGGCTGCACCATCTACGAGAATGTCGATACCGGCCTGCGCCTCTATCCCATCGCCTGGGGCAACTGGGAGCGGCAGAAGAACCAGTACCATGGCCGTGCGCTGGTCACCGGCCTTGTGCCCAACCAGATCTTCATCAATTCCATGTTTGCCATGATCATGCGCCATCTGCAGCTGCAGGGCTTTCCCAAGACGGTCTACAATGCCGACATGATTGCCCAGTGGAGCAATGAGATCGGGCAGGCCATCGCCGTCCACGGCATCCAGCCCGGACAGTCGGTAGGGCAGGTGGCGGCCAATCTGCAGCCGGCCAATATGTCGGACGCTATCGTGCAGGCCATCCATCTGGTCATGGAATATACCAAGGAGTGTCTGGGCGCCACCGACGTGCAGATGGGCAACGTCAAGCCCAACAATACCTCGGCGCTGATGGTGCTGCAGACGGCGGCAGAGGTGCCGCTGGAGAATGTCCGCGCCGGTCTGTATGAATGGATCGAGGACATCGGCGCCATCCTGCTCGATATGATGGGCACCTACTACGGCACACGTCCCATTGTCCGCGAGCGCACCTTCAACGAGCCTGTGACCGACGAAATTACAGGTAGTGTAAAGATAAATCCCTTGACAGGTCAGATGGAGACAAAACGGGTCGTTCGCACGGTGACCGAGGCCTTCGACTTTGATCAGTTCAAGCATCTGTTCCTCAATGTCCGTGCCGACGTCGGCGCAAGCACCTATTTTTCCGAAGTGGCAATGGTGCAGACCCTGGACAATCTGCGTGCCAACGGTACGCTGGAGATCCTCGATTATCTGGAGCGTATTCCCGATAAGCTGATCCCCCGCAAGGCCGAGCTGATCGAACAGGTCAAGAGCCGCATGGGCATCCGTGCCGAAGCATGGCTGCCCGGCTCTGTCCCTGCGCCCGACCATGCGCTGCAGGTGCTGCCCGAGCAGGCACAGGCACATGTGGAGGAATTGGGGGAAATGGCGCAGGGGGTATTGAAGGCCAAGGCGGAGATGGAGATGTAGGTTTCCTGAGGAGGGCAGTATAAAAGCCCTCTTTTGCACCCACAGGGCACTTAAAGAGGGTGGCACGCGAAGCGTGACGCTGGCGCCGCAGCGCCGTGCAAGCGAGCAACCGCCGAAGGCGGCTCTTAGCGAGTCGTAGATGAGTTGGTTATTTTTTTCCTTGTTCAAATAAGGAAGCGCCTGCGGCGCAAAGAATAACCTACTCATCAGTCAAGCAAGCTTGACAGCAAGTGCCCCAGAGGGTATTCCCTAAGATCCTTCGACTACGCACTTCGTGCTACGCTCAGGATGACAGGTTAAGGGAAGCGTTCATTCTGTAACTGTCATTCCGAGCGAAGTCGAGGAATCTTATTCTGACGGATATGCAGCGGCGACCGTCAGCGGGTACAGGCGGACGGCGGATCGCCGTCCCTACAAAATGGATACGGCACAAGTGCCGCCCTCATCCGTCTGCTTTGCAGACACCTTCTCCAAGGAGAAGGCAAAGAGAAAATACAAAGGAGAGAAAAAGCGATGGAAAAGGAGAATACGACCGTTTTTGCGGAGGAAGAGGAGGTTTTTCTGGAAGAAAACGATGTAAAGGAAGAAACCTTTACTGATACCGAAAACGCAGATGCTTTAGAGATTTCTGATTCGGAAAATGAAGAAGATCCCGTCGTGCGCGACTTTGCAGCCGAGATCCGTGAGCTGTGGGAGATCCGTCCCGATCTCAGGGGCAAATCCCTGCCGCCCGAGGTGGCACAGGCGGCAGCCAAGGGACAGCGTCTGGCGCTGGCCTACTTTGCCTTCGATGCAAAAGCCGCCCGTGCGCAGGCCGAAAGCCGACAGAAGGAGAACGACATCCTGCGGCAGAATGCGGCATCGGCTGCCCGTGCGCCCGTCCGTGGTGCGGCCGGCGATCCCGGTGCGGCCAAGCCGAAGGATCCCTTTTTAGAGGGGTTTGAAACACAGTGGTAGGAGAATAAAAAGCCCTCTTTTGAAAGAGGGTGGCACGCGAAGCGTGACGGGTGATTGTTTGCAATCTGTCGGAGACACCGTTTGTTGTGCCTGCGGCGCATCGAAAACAACCCTCAGTCACCTGCGGTGAATGACAGCGCAGCGTAGCGGAGTGCCGCTTGCGGCCTCCCTTCAAAAGGAGCCTCAAAAATAAACTTCATTCTGCATTCTACATTTATTTAAGGAAAGGATTGATTATTTATGGCAGGTAAAAACCTTGCATCCAAATACAGCGCAAAGGTTGACGAGCGCTTTGCGCGAGAGTCGCTGGTCATGGCGGCCCTCAACAACGACTACAACTTTACAGGCGTCGACACCGTCAACGTCTATTCCATTCCCGTCGTCCCCATGCGCGACTATACCCGCAGCGGCACCAGCCGTTACGGCACACCCGATGACCTGCAGCGCACCGTCCAGACCCTGACCGTCAAGCGCGACCGTGCCTTCACCTTCGTCATCGACCGCGGCGACAAGATCCAGAGCCAGATGGTCTCCGACGCCGGCCGCGCCCTCAGCCGTCAGACCAACGAGGTCTGGATCCCCGAGTTTGACACCCATGTTCTGCGTACCCTGGCCAATGCAGCCACCGTCCACGGCGGTTTTTCCGACAAGGCCATCACCAAGAGCAATGCCTACGAGTGCTTCCTCGAGGGTCAGGAGTATATGGGCGAGCACAACGTCCCCGAAAGCGGCAGAGTGGCCTTCTGCTCCTACCGCTTCGCCAACCTGCTCAAGCAGGATCCCGCCTTCGTCAAGCAGGGCGATACCGCCCAGCAGGCGGTCATCAAGGGCTGCATCGGTGAGGTCGACGGCACCAAGATCATCAAGGTGCCTTCGTCCAGACTGCCTGCGGGCTGTGCCTTCATTCTGACCCATCCCTGTGCGGCCACCGCGCCCAGACAGCTGAACGATTATAAGATCCACGACAATCCTCCCGGCATCAACGGTTGGCTGGTGGAGGGCCGCGTCATTTATGATGCATTCGTGCTCAAGGAGAAGCGCGAGGCCATCTATTACCACGGCAAGCAGGGCGTCCTCAAGCAGCTCCATCTGATGACATCGCCCGTTTCGGCATCGGAGACCGCCGTTATTCTGACCTCGGAGGCCGAGACCGGCAATACCTTCGTCTACAAGACCTACACCAATGCCGAGGACAAGCCTGCGGTCAGCTACGGTACGGCGCTGTCGGGCTGGACTGCACTTCCCTCGGGCGGCAGGATCACAGCCGGCGGTGGCTATATCGCAGTTGCCGAGGTCGGCAGCGACAGCAAGCCCGTCGGCGTCGGCACAGCCGAGGTACATGTGGCGTAATAAAGAGGGCAGAACGCCTTTGTAGGGGCCGATGACAAGTGCCCCAGAGGGTACACATCGGCCCGAGGTATTTACCGTATGCATAGCGGCGACCGTCAGCGGGTACAGGCCAATCCTCAGTCACCTACGGTGACAGCTCCTAAGTGCCCCAGAGGGTATTCAAAAGGAGCCTTTGGCAAGGGGCCAATTTGCAGAATACCACCGCGCCTTTGTAGGGGCCGATGACCACATCGGCCCGAAAGCCTTCCCTTGGCGAGGGGGGCATAAGATCCTTCGACTGCGCACTTCGTGCTACGCTTTTAGGGGGTCCCTGCAAAATGCTTGCATTTTGTGGGGTGGGGATCAGGATGACAGGATAGGGAAGTGTTCATTCTGTAACTGTCATTCCGAGCGAAGTCGAGGAATCTTATTCTGACGGGAGTACAGAGGCGACCGTCATGGATACGGCACAAGTGCTGCCCTCATCCGGTTTCAATGTGCCTGCGGCGCTATTACAAACAACCCTCAGTCACCTTCGGTGACAGCTCCCTTCAAAAGGAGCCTACAGGGCAGAGCGCCGGTTTAAAGATTGGCACCAAGGCGGAAGCCCTCCTTTGAGGGAAGCCTACTTTACAGAAAGGGGGAAATACCCTATCAAATACATCGATTTTAAAAACAGGGTGCTGATGCTGATGCATCAGTACTCCATTGGCGGGGCAGAGATCGCCCCGACCTACAACGAACAGGCCGATTTGCTGCTGCGTATCCCTGCGCTGCTCGATTCGGCCCAGAAGCTGCTGGCCACCACCACGCGCCCCATCCCTGCCGAGCTGCCCCTGATCTGGGACGCGGCCGAGCAGAAGGAGGGCTTTTACATCTTCACGCTGCCCGATGACCTCTGGCAGCTTTCGGGCAAGGGCATTCCGCTGCTGCGGGACGGCAGCTTTACCCGTTATCACCGCTACCACCGCGTCGGCAAGGACAGGCTGGCCATTCCGGCAGCCGACCGCACTGAGATGGTCTTGCAGTATTACCGCCATCCCGCGCCCGTACCCATGGCCCCCGACGACGGCTATCTGCTGGACAACGACGAGGATGCCCAGGATGCGGCGGCCTATTATGTGGCGGCCATGCTGCTGCTCCACGAGAATCCCTTCGGCTATTCGGCCCTCTACAACGAGTTTGAGAGCCGCAGACAGCAGATGGCCCCGCGCCGACAGACCGAATATGACCGCATCGAGGACATCTACGGCAGCCCCGGCGACGGATTCTATTCTGTATAAGGAGGAAACCCATGGCTTTTGTACATCTATCCAATATGCCAGCCCCGGCGACCGAGCGCGTGAGCAATATCCCGTCGCTGTCCGGCGGTCTGAACATCCACGATGCGCCGTGGAACCTCAGCGAGAACCAGAGCCCCGAGATGAAAAATATGTGGTGGGAAGACGGCGTACTGCGCAGCCGACCGGCGCAGGTGGCACCCTACAGCGCACTGGAAGCAGGCGTCGCCGCCGACATCACCACCGGCCCCTGCGACGCCTATCCGCAGCTCTACAAGGGCTGGTATGTGTTCCGCAAGACCGGCCATATGTACATGGTTTCGGAGGATCTGCAGATTCGCGAGGTGGTCGATACTTCGGCATTGACCTGGCAGAACCCCGAAACCGACAATTTCGAGCCTGCGCTGGAGCAGGCCCATTACGGCACCTTCTTTCTCTTTGACGGCAGGCTCTACTATAAGGCCCGAAACATCTATGCCGTCATCGAGGCAGACACCGCCCGCGTGGTCAATGCCGATCGGGGGCTGTATATGCTCAGGGCCAAGCCGGTCGAGCCCTTTATCCCGACCCTGCTCCTCAATGCCGACCCGGATACACCGGGCGCCGGCGATCTCTATCAGCCCCTCAACCGGCTGAGCGACTGTTACGACATCCTTTATACGGCGGAGGCGGGAACGAGGATCTTTTACACACCGCTGGATGCTGCCTCGGCCGATGATGTGCTGAGCGTATCGCTGCTGAATGAAGATGGCAGCTGGGTCAGGCTGACCAAAAACCTGGAATACGAAGTGCTGCGCTCGGCCCGTGCCAATACGGTGCGCGTCCGTTTTAAGCCCGACTATGTCGATCTCATCGAAGAGGACGGCGTCAACAATGTCCGCATCCGCATTGCACAGGAAAGCACAGAATACCAGCAGGCGAAAAATGCCTTTGACAGCTGTCATCTGGCGGCAGTCTATGGCGGCAGCGAGGGTCTTTGTGCCGTCTTTTCCGGCTCGGATGTCCAGCCCAACGCCTATTTCTGGAGCGCCAACACCGATGTTGCCATGGATCCCGGCTATATTCCTTATGAACATTACAACATCGTCGGCAGCTTCGACGACCCCATCGTAGCCCTCGGCACCCAGCAGAATGCCCTCGTCATCCTGCAGCAGCGCCGCACAGGCAAGGCGGTATTTGGTACGGCTGAGATCGATGGGCGCACATTCATCACAATGGACTATTCGACCATCAACGGAAACATCGGCTGCGACATCCCCAAAAGTGTCCAGCTGATCGAGAACAATCTGGTCTTTGCCAACAGCCGTCTGGGCGTTCTGCAGATCCAGGATACCTCGGCAGCCGGGGAGAATGTGCTGCGCAGGATCTCGGACAATGTGGACGGACGACCCGACAGCCATGGTCTGCTCTACGACCTGCAGAACAGCACCATTCCGCCCACCTCCTTTGACGACGGCCAGCGGTACTGGTTGGCGGCCAACGGCCATGCGTGGCTTTGGGATTACCGTCTGTGTTCCTACACCCGTGAGCCGAAGAACCTGACATGGTTCTATTTTGACAATCTGAAGGACCCCGCCTGCTGGTTCGGAAGTGGCTCGGCATGGGGCAGGGCCTATGTCAACCGTAAGGGTAAGCTCTATTTCTTCGTCGACCGCTATCCCGAAGGACAGACCCTCGAGGAGGACAAATGGTGGGCGAAATACGGCGAGGATTTCGAGCGCGTACTGACCCTGCCGATGCGCAACTTCGGCACCTACGCCCTGCGCAAGGACATTGCCAAGATGGTCTTTACCCTCGACGGCAGCGCCGAAAGCAAGGTGGACGTGGAGTATGTCTTTGATCACGGCAGCCGTCAGGAGCCGATGCCGCTGGTCTGTGACGGCACCATCGAGGGGGTTCTGGCCTTTATCCGCAGGCCGCGCTGCCTCAACGTGCAGAGCTTTTTCTGCCGCCTGCGTACCTTTGGGCAGATGGCTTTTGCCGGAGCGCAGATCCATTATATCTATCGAGGAAAGGAGAGGTAGCATTGGAAATCATCAAGGCTGTCCCCGGCGAGCGCATCTGCATCGGCCGCAGGGGAGAGCATCTGGCCCGACAGGTACAGTTTGATCTGACCGAATGGGTCCAAATCTACGGTGAGGGCCGTGCCGATCTGCTTTATCTGCGGCCCGATGACCAGAACCCTTATCCCATTCCTACCCAGCGGCAGGAAAACCTGCTGCTGTGGACAGTAACAAATATCGATACCGCCCAGGCCGGTGAGGGCCGCTTCGAGCTCCGCTATGCGGTGGAGGAGGTACAGGTCATTTCCGAGATGGGCTATGCCGTCATCGAAAGCCCTCTCGAGAATCCTGATGCAGTCCCCGAGCCGCCCGGCCCCGACTGGTTCGAGCAGGTACTGGAGCAGATGCGGAGAGTCAATGCACCCAGCCTGAATACACCGCGCATCAATGATGATACAGGCACATGGATGGTCTGGAATCAGGAGACTGAACAGTATGAAGATACCGGTTTTTCGGCAGTTGGCCCGCAGGGGCCCCGAGGCGAAGTTGGTCCTGCCGGTCCGCAGGGTCCCAAGGGAAACACCGGCAACACCGGCGCTGTTGGTCCCGAAGGCCCCCGTGGCCCCAAAGGTGAGATCGGCAGTACCGGTCCACAAGGTCCCAAGGGTGAAACCGGCGAACAGGGCAAGCAGGGACCTGTCGGAAACGACGGCGAAAATGGCGAGGACGGCGAAAACGGTAAAGAGGGCCGACGCGGTACAGGCATTCTCAAGGTCACGACAGCACCCGAAATGCACTACACAGCAGATTCCAGCTATTTTGGCTTTCTTCTGCAGGATGTTATAAACGAGAGCGGTGCAGCGGAAGTGTTGGTTGGCGACCTGATCCTGCATAACGATACGCTATGGCGCGCTTCCCATATCGAGCAGTCGATCATACTGGTCAACAGCATGGACTCGATCAGGGGCAAGGATGGCCAGCGCGGCACGGGTATTCTGCCTATAACAACCGCCCCCTCATCCTACACTACGGTGACGGGCGGCTTTGCGCCGACTTATAGAATCGCTCTGTCAACGGTTTGCACGCAGTCAAAGGCGAAAGAGATTCTTGCCGGTGATACGCTGGCCTATTCATACTACCACTATCCGGTCGGGTATGTTGACGCGTCCTATGTGTACCTCGGCACAAGAAAAAACATGAGAGGCGCAACAGGCGCGAAGGGTGCAACAGG